GGGACCGTGAGACATTGCAGCCCAACCGACAGGATGGGCGCGCAATAAAATACTTTGACCTTCATATGAAGGAACAATAGAGCGCAGAGCAGTAAATGATGATACCTGCCCCACCAAAGCAAAGCCTTCGCCTGAACCCAGATTTTGGCGAAGCGTGTCACCATCCATCAGAACGAAGTGAGTAACGTCGTTAGCAAAGCTGGTTGCATCGGTTCCGGTGGTCGTAAAGCCGACGTCAGTAGCAGCATTCAGGCGGTAATACTGGTTGTTATAGCGGATGTACTGGTTACGTGCACTAACCTGAAATGGACCATCCTCATAGTCGCCAAGAAAAACGTAGCCGGAGGACAGAAGGAATTGCTCAAACCGATTAGCTCTGTCCAACTGCGCGGCATCGAACTGATTATTTCTTCCGGTGTTCGTCAGGCGCTTTACACCAAGACGATCGGTATAAAATTCACCTGTGCCAGTAACTTCTTCGTCAAGCTTCGCGCCTGCAAATACCGCATTACGTATATCGGTACTAGGCACCGGAGCCTGCGTCGGTGTCGGGAGTGGAACTTCTGCCATTGTGCTTGTCGCCCTATAAATGGCGCACGAAACCCTCAGAAGAAAATCCGAAGGAGTGCGCGAAGGTTAATATTGCTGCTGTGCGTTACGGGTAAATTGAGTCTGAATATTCGATCAGTGATAACGTCTGGGTGTCATCACCGTTGGGTTTGGCGCTATCGACGCGCCAGATTGTGGAGTTCAGTTCCGAGTCGGTAGCGATGAAATACCGGCTGGGGTTTTGCACATTTTTGCGGTCATAAATGTTCAGATCGAAAGTATCGGCCGCAGCCTGAAATGCTTTGGGCTTGCCGCTTACCGGAGAGGCCCGCCAGCGCCCGCGGTAATTGCCGAGGCTGTCGGTCATCACCACCCACATATCGCCGAGGGAAAAGTCGATACGCTCAGAGGTCGAGAACACATCCCCGGATCGCCCTGTGATGTATCCGGTCTGCTGCGCGTTGTCGTACATGTCCGGACACTGAACCACCGTGCCGCGCACCACCTGCGTCGACTCCAGCACTTTCACCGTCATAGTGAGGCGTGAGTAGAGAATTTTCCTCGCCTCAAGCCAGGCACGATCAGTCGCCTGAGTGGAGTTGCGGCAGCCGTCCAGGCTGATCTGCATCGCGTTAACAGTGGCATCCTCAACCTCAGTGATTCCGCTGCTGTCGATCTGCAGATAGATGTAAGCCTTCTTGTTCGTCAGCGGGTCGACGTAATCCAGCGCCACGCCGTCGTAACCACCTGGGAGAGACATTTGCCATGCCACTTTGTACTCGTCCCAGAACATGTTTGAGCGCGCAAAAACCGCATCCGGATTTGTCACCTTCTCATCACGCCAGAACGTCAGCACATCGCCGATGTTATTTCCGTCAACGCGGGCCACATTGGCGATCGTCGCTATGCGCTCACCAAGAGGCTGCTTCTCATCCGAGAAGGTGTAATCGAAGTACCCAAGCTGGGCATCCGGCAGCGAATCGGCAATGGCATACAGAGCAGCGACGTCAATACTGGCCACGTCCTGCTTACCGACAACCACCCATTCGTGAAGGATGGCGTCGGCAAACGAGCGACTCGGCCGCAGCGTATAATCGACCGCGCCGGTAGTCCGGTCGTAGCTGATGGTATGCCGCTGCGCCAGCATGTTGTACTTCTGCTCACGGTTGCTGTTGCTGTCATTCGAGCCTTTGATAGTGATGCGGGCAATCGTGTCTTCCGGATACACGACGTTTTCGCGCACGTTCACTGCGTGGATCGCCATCAGCGTCACGACGTTGGCGTCATTGCTGTTGTCGAGGCGCTCGATGGTCACCGCATAGCGCCCCGCCCCGGCAGACGGAACGAACTTATGCGTTGTGCGGAAATACCGGGTCGTCACCTGGAAGTCGTTATCGAAGAAATAATCGTGCTGCTCGGATGTCCCCGGCACCTGATTGTTGTCGTCATCGACCTGCCAGAACTTGATCCGGTATTGCGTTGTGCCGGCCGTCGCGCCGAGCTGAACCAGCACATGCACCCATACCTGCGTCGAGACGATCGGCGACACTGACGGCCCGATAACAAGGGGGGTCTGGTCATTCAGCGTGAACAGAGTCGAGTTGATAACCGCATTGCCCGGCAGAGACGTAATCTCTCCGGAGAGTTCGCCGATATAGAACGTCGTGTAAGAAAGCGTGTCGTCACCGATAAAGCTCTCCGAGGAGATGATATTCCCGGCGCCGGTGACGTTTCGTGTGACGCTTGTGCCGCCGTCGTTCCAGGTGGCATTGATGACGAATGACACGGGATGAGGTATCGCCAGCGCAGCAAAATAGCTGAAGTTGTCATCGTTCGACAGCACAACAGCCTTTAGCTGATTACTCTCGATCGCCACCGATGTCGGCGCCGTCGTGGTCGCTGTCTGGGCCGGGAAGTCCTGGCTTTCGTTCAGGCCGGGGACTGTCTCGTTATCGACGTCATCGAACTGGTACCCCACCTCAATCGTGCCGATCACGTCACCCGGGTTATAAATCGCAGAACTGGCTCCCGCCAGGCTGCCGAGATTCGATTCCGAGTAGCGGATCGATGAGATGGTGTACCGGCCGTAACCGACCTCAAACCATTCAGTAAGCTGTTTGTTATTGTCGACAAACTCGAACAGGGCCTCCTGAATCAGATCAGGAAACACGCGGCACTGGCCATAAATGTTTGGGCGCCCCTTGTACAGCCGCGCGCGGTTGGTCTGACCGGTCAGATCATTATTGGGGGATTCGCCTGTCGCCACAGATACCGACGCGCTGGGCTTATTCGACAGGCCGAACACCTTCAGCGCGCCGGAGAGGATTTTCGTGACCGGACGCAATATCGTGGTGATGAGTTTGCCAACCCCGCCTTCTGGCTGGTCGAACACAACCACCACGTCACCGGGTCGCAGTGGCCGGCTGATATCGTAATCGTCAGGCAGAGCTCGGCCATTCAGTTTCACGATAACATCGCGGTGCAGCTGCAGGGAATCCAGCAGGCTCACCAGTGTGGTGCCAGCATCTACCGTTCCCCGCTGCAGCGGCGCGCCAGGCAGCCTCTGAAACTCATATCGCACCATGCACCATGTACTCCACTTTGCTGTAAACCTTCAGTAATGCCAGCGGGCTATCGCAGCGCACGAAACCAAATTCCCCGCGGGCATGCAGGCACTTAACCGGGCTGATCATCACACCGATATGCGCCGGCACTTCGCCGCGGTAAAAAACGGCGATGCATCCGGTGGCTGCCACCGGCACAAGCCGCCAGTGGGTGCGCTCCTGTTCGTAGCAGGTGATGAAATCCGCTCCCGATTCGTAGCCAGCGATGTGATGCAGCTCCAGGCCGAGCACATGCCGGTAATAGAGAACCACCAGTCCCCAGCAGTCCATCTGCTCAAAACTGCAGGCGCGGTTAGCCCAGGGCTTGCCGTTAACAAGCCCGATAAAGTCGCTCTGTGTCATACGGTGATTAGCCCGGGATAGTCTTTCGTGGTGTAAATGATGGAGTTGGCCAGCGTCAGCGGGTTAGTCTTTCCGGCGGTCACGGTGACGTTGCTGGCATCGGCTGAAATGTCGTTCACGTAAAGCGTCCAATCTTTCAGGGATGATGCATCACCGATCGCATTCCACTGCTGATACAGGCACTTAATCGGCGTCATACGCGCCGCCCCGCGCCAGCTTTTCAGTGTCTGCCGGACATGCTCCGTCGCGGCGACAAAAGTGATCGTCATGGATATGACCGCCGTTCCGTCCTGCGCCGGCTCGGTCACGCTGAACCGCGCAGGCTCGAATGAGTTTCCGCCAAACGTCGCCGGGCGAAACAGGTTATTGACCACCCGGTAATAACCAAACGCAGGGTGATAAAACTCCACCGTCTGTTTGATGTCGCTCGCCGGCCGGCGCTCCTTCCACTCTCTCAATGTCGGCATCAGTCAGCCCTCGGCATCACTTCGGTGATCAGGTAATCCAGCCAGTATCCATAGCCAGGCTGGGCCTCAACAATCCAGTCGTCGTAGTCCTCGGTAATGTCCTCGAGCCCGTTGCTGATAACCGTTGCGGTCCAGGTGACGACGCTGCCGTTCTTGCTGGTCTGCACCGGCATATCGACGAAATGCAGCGTCTGCTGCTGAACGCCCTGCGTATCACCCAGGTCGATCGGCATCTGGAACCAGTTGCGCCCGCGGTCGCAGTACGTCGGCGAGCGAAGCCACGACTTAAACCTCTCGGCCTGCGCGAGCGTGAATATCCACTGCAGCGTCCATTTCGCTTTAAGGTCCGTAGTGATCGGCGTGATTATCAATGGACCGACTGCCGTCTGCGTCGTCTGCCAGGCTGTATCCTGCGTCATGTTCTGATCGGCGCGCTGGGGAAGCGGCAGGAACGGAGGGTATTGAACTGTTGCCACGTTTCCTCCGGGCATAAAAAAACCCGCCGGAGCGGGTTTGGTTTAGTAAGCACCTTGCGCTTTGCGGCTTAGTCCAAATGTCTGCTGCATCTGAGAGGATACCGGGCCGCCTCTTTCCATGTCGGTGATCAGCAAATCCACCACTGCGCTACCGTCCTGCATGTAGCCGTCGGCACTCTGAACGGTGGCGCCGGTAGACTGGTTGATGACGTTCACCTGCACGCTGACCCCTCCTCCTGACTGCATATCCTTATTGCTGATGACCTTCCCGTTATCGCCGGGGATCATGTACTGCTTGCCGGTGCTGGCCTGGTAAATCTCTGGCTTGCCTTTCTCGCCGACCTGATACAGGCCGCCGGCTGATACCGGGCCGCCGTTGTAGCGAGCGCCGGCAAGCGCAAGCCCGTTAGCAAGTCCCACTGTCGAACTGATACCAGCTGCAGCCGGACCAGCGTTAGCACCGAACGAGGCGAGCGATGCCATCGCGGCCGCCGGAGCCCATGCCGATGCGGTAGTTGCTGCCAGTCCGACTGATGTCGCCACCGATGCGGCGCCGAGCGTCTGACCGAGGATGTAGTTTTTCAGCGCTTCGACGCCAACCTGGACAATGCTGTTGATCACGCTGTTCAGGATGGTATTGCCGAGCGACCGCATCGCTTCCTGTGCCGACATTGTGCCGGTTAGCAGGCCGGTTATGGCATTTGAGGCATTACCGCTAAACGCATCTACCGCACTCGTCAGCATGTTATAGCCGAGACTTTGCTGGCTGAGGATTTCCCATTGAGCTGCGATCCGCTGCTGCTCATACTGCCGGTCAGCGGCATTTTTCAGCGCCAAAGCATTCTCATGAGCGAGAACCCCTTGCTGCTCAAACTGCTGAATCAGCGCCAGCTCCTGCGCGTGCTGGTTAGCGAGTTGCTGCACCGGGTCAACTTCGGCAAGTGCCTGCTGGGTGGGGTTAACCACCTGCTGCGAGCGTATTTTGGCAAGGTTGGCCTGATGCTGCTGCTCCATCTGCTCAGTGGCTGCGTTGTATTCCTGCAGATCAATCTTTCCGGCGTTCAGCGCTGCTTTCAGGTTCTGCATGGATTCAGCGTAAGATTTATTCTCCGCCTGTTCCGGAATGGCATTAAGCGCCTCCGTTACCCCCTTCGCCGCTGCGGCTGCATCCCATGCGGCTGCTGCGTATTTGCCTGCTTCCTGGATTTGAGCCTGAGTAGCCGATTTACCGAGAGACTGCTGCGCACGCAATATCGCCTGCTCACGGCTCAATTCCTGAGTTGAGTCCGCTGCAAGCTCAGACTGCTGGCGAAGGTTTTCGAGTTTTTGAGCTATAGACTCAGCGGTGGAAGCAGACTGCTTCCCGGCTTTGTCGCTTTCCTTCCTGGCCTCCGTAACCCGGTAGGTTTCGGCGTATTCGTCCTGCAGCGCTTTTATTCGCTTAGGATCGGTCACACCAGCATCAGCTGCATCATATTGGGCCTGAAGCCTGGCTCGCGCCTCGCCTTCAAGTTTGGCCAACGCAAGCCGGCGTTCAGAGTTTTGAACCAGCTTCTTGGTTGCGGCGTCATCGCCTTTGGTCGGAGGCGCATTAAACTGGTTGCTTCCGGCGTCCTTCTGAGCCTTTGCTCGAATGTGGGCTATTTCCCCCTCGATCTGCTTCAGCTGCACTGCTGCCTGCGCCCTTCTGGCCTGAAAAACTGAGTCAGTTTCATACCATCTCTGGCCGTCTTTCAGCTCATTGTTCAGATCCTGCTGGAGCTTGATCAGCTTCGGCATTCTTGAAGAATCGCCGACATTGTTGTTGTAGTAATTGAGGTTATCCGCGACGCTCTGCATCAATCCTGCAAGGGTCGTAGTCAGGCCTATTGCCTGGTTCAGGTCGTTAATGGCATTTTTGAAGGCCACATCGAGGCTGTTCTTTGCGCGATCAATGCTGACCGGCATTTTATCGAACTCTTCATTGACCGACTGCGACTGACGTTGAATGGCGTTCAGAGCATCCTGAGCCGTCAGTTTACCTTCCAGCATTCTCTTGCGAAGATCGCCGAAGGGTATACCTAGCCCCGCTGCAATCTGGCGAGCAAGTTCAGGCATCTGCTCAAGAATAGAGTTGAACTCGTCAGCACGAACGATACCACCAGAAATAGACTGGCCGAACTGTCGCAATGCGTTTGCCATTTCCTCAGTAGAGGACCCACCGATCGTGCCAATTTTTTGCAGCGTCGATGTCAACATGAGAATTTGCGAGTTAGTGGCGCCAGTTTCCTTTAACGCTGTCGTCAGTGATTCCCATAACCTCTCAGTTTCTGACAGGCTATTACCTGTTTGAGCCGCGATTGCAGACAGGGAGGCAAGTGTTTCTTTGGCCACATCAATGCTGGGGCTTAGTCTGGCTATCCTCGCCTGGAGCGTAACCATCTCGTCGCCGATGGCGATAAGCTTCTTCGCTGCATCAATGGTGAAAGCTGCTGCAATGGCAACGCCAACTTTATTTAAAGCACCTTCGAATCGCCCGGCAGATCGTGATGATTGCTCAAACTTGGCGTCCATTTGGTCAAGACGTTTATTAACCTGCTGCTGCGCCTGGATCAGGCCGGATACGTTAGCCTCAATGTCATAATAAATTTCACCTGCTTTCTCTGCCATCGCATACTCCGGGCATAAAAAAACCCGCCGGAGCGGGTTTGGTTATTTACAGGCCCGTTGGCCTATATAATACGCTATTGAATTATCAACTATTGGTGACATGCCTTCGTCGGGCTTGGATGCTTTCATTTGTTCCAGCGTGTCTCCATCACCAAGATACTTCACCGTCCACGATGTGCAGTCATACAGGCGCTGTGAGTAGGATGTCCCTGATGGCCCCTCTCTCATGGTCGTGATGGTTGCCATGGAACCATTTAAGCTTTTATCAATGATGGTGTATTTGGCTTTCGAATCAGTTGGAATACTTATTGTTGTCGCGGAAACTGCACTAAATGACATTAGAGCTATGACTAAAAACACGACCTTTTTCACACCTTCCCCTCCCTCTATAAAAGATGAGCATAATCCTAGCAAACTTTAAAACTCTTTCCCTTATAAAAGGCGACGACATTGCCCGCTGGCTCTGTAACTATTACTTCCGCATGCCTAAGCTCGTTATCCTTGTCGATAGATGTAATCACCTCACCTGTTTTTAAGTTGAATACCTCTAATTTATTGTCATAAGGCTCTCTTCCTTTTGAAGAGCCATAAAAGGATAGCGCCAAATATTCGGCAAACTCAGATAGGGAGCATGAGGTTAGATGGGTCGTAGTAGTTAGCCTAAATACTTCTTTTTGTTGAGCATTAAGTACAATGATAGCTGCCATTATCCCATCAGGATCACGGTGAACACTGAACACAAAAGTCCCATTGAGAGAAACACACCAGGCTTTTACAGAAAATCCACTTCCTACCCTTACCATGAACTGAAACTCTTCGTTTTTTAGGAGAGCTACCGTATTCTCTCGCAGGGTTTCATATTCAGCTCGATCAAAATGCCCTACATGCCATTCGCCGTTTTGGCTTGGCACGCAATTGATGCAGAAATGCTCCATCCAGTAGAGCACTCTTCCATCGGAAAGCTCGATCCCCCTCTCTAGCTTCATCACCTATCCCCGCCGCTTTGTTTTCGACAGATTAGCAGGGATAGGAGGGAACGACAAAAGTGCGCCATGTTGGCTTTTCTGAACGAAGGCTATTCACTCTTTCTTTTCTGCTTCTGGCTTTTAGCGCCGTGCCATTCATGGAGCACTGTTCCATCGGTTGATTTAACGACGGCGATGTCCAACTCATGAAGGAACATTATTCCCTCGCAATCCTTATTCCCTGTCGTGCGCCATAAAACTACAGGATGGGCGTTGTCATCATCACCTTTGCAGGGAGCTCTTACCCCGAGGGAAACGTCGTAGACTTCAATTATGGACTGAGTCATGCCGCCATGCATCGTCCGGCCTGAATTTAAAGTGATGTGAAGGTACATGATCATCTCCAGATGAAAGCCCACCGTGGCAGGCTATTCCAAATTTATGCGATACCTGGCAAATACAACTGCACTTCATCGGCAGCACGATCGCGCGCAGCATGGAGCAATTGCTTACGTCCGCCGACTCCCCATTTCGCCATCTGGCTAGCACACTGGCTAATCGCTTTGGTTTCAGTGTTGATGATATGGTCGATTTTATTCAGGCGGGACATTGCTCCAATGCCCATACGAACAACCGTACGAAATACCTCATACACCTCGATTTCGAACTCGGGCTTAATCCATGCTGCATAGCGAATGGCAAGCAGCTCCACTCCCCAGACACCAGGCTCATCCCCACCTTTAACTACCTTAAGTGGTTGAATTTGTTCCAAAGCACTTTTTTGGGCTTTGGACTGCAATGCTTTGATGAATCTTTTAATCTGAGCGCTGCGGAGGAATTTACTGGGCCTCTGCGACTCAGTTGCCTCCCCTTTTGCTACTGCCGCAGCATGAAGATCGTTGAAGTTATAGCGACCATCGCCATCGACACGAACGGAGACGCCGTTCACTGATACGGTTGGATATTTCATATCGGCTTACCTTTTAGTGATGAACCTTGTCGCACAGGAAACCGGCCCACAGAAGGCGCCGACAGCCAGCCGGCATCCTCAAGGGTCATCCTGAAAGGTTCTGTGTTAAATGCGCGTGCGAGGCGCGTCAGAAGTGAGTCGGCATTAGCCGCTCACGAACAAACGGATAAAAAAAAGCCCCGCGGATGCGAGGCTGATATTCGGTTAGAGCTGAGGTTAATTCTTCGTGGGGGTTGTCCTGGAATGCTCCTGCTGCATCATCGCCTGCCAGCGGCGATCGTCTTCGTCCATGACCGTGTCGTACTCTTCGCGCGTGAAGCCGTTCTGATTTGGATATTTGGCGTTAATCATCATGGCGAACTCTGTCATCGTGAGGTTCTCAGCCTCTTCCCGGCTTATACCGAAATGGTTGCGGGCCGCCATGATGTAGTCGGCTGCGCGGAATTCTGCTGTTGTCTCATTCGTTTCGTAACGCTGCAGCTTGCGCACCTTCGCTTTGCCGATGATGCCGTGCATCATCAGGTTTTGCGCGACGATGACCATACTTTCCGGCGGCATGCTGCCGGGCCGCCAGACAAAGCCACGCTTGCGTGATTTCCCCGGCTTCATCCATCCAACCAGATCGCCGATATCATCGTCACAACATGCTGTCAGTACCGTATGCGCGGCCATGATCGCTTTGCGTGACAGGAGCCCGCTTTGCATAAACCGCAGGACGCAATCAGGAAGGCGGCTGTACTCATCGCGGATATAGGCCTCAGCTGCGCGCTGCGCGAATGGCGTCGCCTCGTCATTGCACAGGTCATAGAACGCCTGAACAATCTCCTCGGGCTCACCGATTCGCGCCATGTTGCGAAACGACGGCCGGAAAAAGAATTCCCGGTCACCGGTGCTGATAACGCATTCGCCTAATTCTTTAATCGGGGTCATAGTCGCTCCATAAACAGTATCAAGGGCGCAGAACGCCCTTTGTACTATTCACGAAATAGTCTGGGGGTTAACTGATGGTGACCGCACAGGACGCAGACGTGATCTTGACTGGTGTCGCGGAAGAGTCGGTGACTTCACAGGTATAAACCCCGGCATCACCGGAAACAGCGCTGGCTTTGTTGAAGGTCGCCGTTGTTTGCCCGCTGACAACCGTGCCGTCTTTCTTCCAGACGTAGGTGTAAGGCGCTGTACCACCCTCAACCACTACCGACATATTCAGCGCCGATCCGGCTGCCACGCTCTTGGTGGTCGGCAGGTTGGTGGTAAACGCCAGCGCCGGTGGAGCGACCTCAAATACCACGGTGTCTGCATCAGCAACTTTCCACTCACCAGAAAAGGTCGAAATATCCGTGGTGCCGAAATCACCAGACCAGGAGGTAGTGTTGAAGTAGCCCATGATATAAGTGCCGGCGTCTTCACCAGTGAAGTCGAAGCGGACCCAGACTGTCGGCTGACGGCCTGCCTGCACTTCATCGAAAATATATTTCGAGATGGCAATAGCGCCGACTTCCGTCGTCTTGTCTTTCTTGCGGAACTCACCTTCTCCTGAGATGGTGAAGTCCATATTGTTGACCAGGTTCTCAACCAGACCTTTCGTATCGTCAGCCTCAGAGGTGACGGTATTCATGGAATAGTCGAAGCCCTTGGTGGTCATGGCGCCGAGTCGCTTCCATTCGGAAAGCGCAGGAACCGTATCAGCACAGCCAAAAGCCATGCGGAGCACGGCCACCTTACCAATCAGCTTGCCGGTGTCATTAGCGCAGCCTTGCATGTATGCCTCTCAATTAAAAAAGGCCGCCTTATGGCAGCCTGATGGGTGATTCTGACGATTATTCGCCGTATGTGCAGGAGACGAGTAGCCGGGTTACTAATCTGCCCTCTTCGGTGGGGATCGGCGCCGGGACATTACCGACAAGCCGCAGCGCGCCAACGCAATCATCGGCGCCGGATTGCGCGCTGATGTACTCGACAATGGCGTTTACCGCGGCGTCAGCAGCATCGGGATTGGCCTTCGAGGAGATCACATCAACCATCACATACCAGTCGCCGCCAAGGTCGAAGGTGATATTGGTGCCGCCGGAAGGCCTGAACACGATGAACTGGTCCGTGTCTTTCCCGGTATCGCGCCATTGCCTCCACTGGACCTTAAACGCTGCGGTAAGCCCCTCAGCCACAAACAGGTCTTTGAGGCGCATATACATCGGAGGGGTCATAGAGAAAGCTCCTTCTTCACCACCGCGTCAATCTGGCTGCGGGTATCTTCGAAGCCCTTCGTTAAGAACTCCTTGCGGGCAGTTGCTCGCCGGAAGTTCTGCTTCACTGCCGGGTCGTGGACATACACCGCATAGTTGGCGGAGTAACCGACGCGCCCGGTTACCCTGGTGCCGTTAGCCATGATTTCGCGGAACTGGCTGTTGATGAGCGTCGACGTATCGATCGGGGTGTAAAGTGCTGCCTGCGCGCTGCCGATAAGCATCGCAGACTGGATTGCTCGCACGACTTTACGCCCTTGGACGTCTTTGATGATGCGATCGAGGTTGGCCTTGGCTTGGCGGATGCCGCGAACTTTAGCGCCCATAATCAGACTCCCGTAATCAGTGCGAAATCGTCCGCCAGTCGCTCGAACGTATCTGCGAACTGGACGATCTGCCGAATCTCATCGGCCTCATCCGGCGGTTCAGCATCGGTCGAAGCGCCAATCAGGATGTAATCTCCCTCCCGCGCCGTTGCGTACTCGGTCCATATCGTGTTTTTAACCACGATCTCCCGGCCAAGGTCACCGATTTTTGCAGAGAGACCACCCTGGTAGTCGCAGAGGATAGCGATCGGCGCTTCCCACCCGTACGGCTGACCTCCGCCGTCGGTATCACTACCGTCAGCATCGCGTATGCGCCGCCAGATTGTCGCTGTCGCGGTATACGACCATGAAGCAACCGAAGACATCAGTCATCCCTCCATCGCAGCACAACAGCGCCTGTGGCGCGTATGCGGTCGCAGTTGATGTACCACTCGCCGTCGCTTTTCACGTACGCTGTCGTTTGCTCACCGGTATCGGTAATCACCCACACCCGGGTAAACGTCCGCGGCAGTCGTTGCTGAACTGAAACCCACGCCATTAGCAGCCCCCGACCACCATAAACAGGCCCACAGTGTTGCCAGCGCTGATCGGAAGTTCACTGGTGCAGCCGCTGGTATCCAGTTTCGCCAGCGAGTCACGCAGCCAGGTAATGCCGTCGTCTCCGTAATCGAACGAGCGCGACGCTCCTGATGGTGCCCCCTGCGATTTTATTCGCCGGGCACCGGATGACGTCGCCATGAGCGCAGCGGCATACATCAGAATGAGCTTTGCCGTGCATTCGTCGTATCCAGCACCATCGAGGCAAGGGATAATCTTGTTCACCACGCAGAGAATCGGATCGAGCAGAGCGGCCGGGATGGAGTAACCCAATTCACCGAGGAACGCCTGCACGTCTGCCGCTGTGATTGGGTCAGCCATGGTTATTTCGCCTTCTTCGATTTGCTGGCAGATTCTTCCTGCTGCTCTGCCTGCTCTGCAGCGTCATTGCCCGGCGTGGCTACTTCCAGCGCTTGCTCTTCCACTTCGCCCACCACCGACACACGACCAGCAAAAGCTGCAGGAACGTCCGCCGCGACGAATTCGTGGCCAACAGGAAGTTGCTGGAAGACGCCATCAATCATGCCCCAGCAGCCGGTTTTCTCGACCTTTAACGTTTTCATGCTTTCTCCCGAAGAAAAGGGGCCGAAGCCCCTTAACCCTGTGCGTTGAAGACTTTAGAGCGACCGTTGAAATCACGCTTAATCTGCAGACCAACTGCACTCCAGACCAGAGTGTTGTAGTTGTCGAACGGATTCTGTCGGGGGATCATGAAGGTGCCCACCGGCGCGGCGATGCGCGTCTTGATGTACTGCGAGTTGCGAACGTACGCAATGAAGTGGTTACCGGTCAGCTTAAAGGTCTGGTTGAACGACTCGATGCGACCATAGCGCAGGATGTATTCCAGCACAGTGCCTTCTTTGAAGCCCGCGGCATCGGAATACGGTCGGTTCAGGTTGCGCATGATATCCGGGGATGCCCACACTTTTACCTTCTCCTGAACGTAGTTATCGTCCAGCAGTTTGGCGAACGGACCGGTGAAGAATGCTACTGATTCATCAGGAGTCGAGGTGGTCAGGTCAATATTCAGACCGGATGCACTCAGGTCTACCTGGTTGGTGTTGGCGTGGTTGGTAATACCAGCGCCAACATAGCCCTTCACCTTCACCTTCGCATCGCCGGAAAGCATGTAGTCGGCCATATCTTCGCGGATGGCTGCAACATGCGCTTCCTGGTCATCGGCCATTGCATCAAGGTTTTCGGACTGCATGCCGTTCCATTCACGCCATTCACGGCTGTAGCCGGTGTTGAAGATCGGGATCGGGTCGCCGGCTTCGTCGTAGATGACTTTATCCAGTTCTTCCGGAACATGGCCCGTCAGTGTGCGATGAACCTTGCCAGCGTCGCTGGAAACGCGGTAGAGCGCCGCCGTCTTGCCGATTGAGATCGGCGTACCGAGACCGAGCAGGTCATCAAGCAGGCCGTTGCCTTCGTCGTTGCGGAAGACTCGGGTGGTGATGTTGTCAACTTCACGCCAGTAGTCTTTAGAGATCAGCGCAGCCTGGTTAACTTCCAGCGCGCCGCCGTACTGGGCGGAAATGTTGTTCTGGTTAACGTTGAAGGATTCGCGCTGCATCAGCAGCTGATTCCATGCCTTCTTGATCTGGTTATGTTCAGTAACCAGCTTTTTGTTAAATACGATCATGCTCATGCGGTAGCTTTCCCTGATTTGCGAACTTTCACGAGCTGGGCTTCAGCACCAACGGTGATCTTTTCGCGTGAAAAGAAGAGGACCTGGTCGGTGGCTGGAGTGGTCGACTTGGCCAGTGTGCCGTCACCGGCAGAAACCAGACCTTCGTTTTCCAGCAACACTTCGCCAGCCTTTACCAGCATGTGGTAATCGACATCGTCTTCGCACATGATGGCCGCGCCAGTATCCCCGGCGGGCACTGCATCGCGGATATCACCGCCGCCGATATAATTGTGCTGGAGCGCCAGGGCTACCCCTGCACCACCGGCCACATTGTGAACAGCCAGTTTCCCTGTGCTATCCAGCATTACCAGAGACCCAGGCTTCACTGCTGCCGCCATGATTGCTTCAATGACCTGCGGGTCATTCTTGCGGGCCGGGCCCGCGATTACGGTATGGAAACGAGGTGCGAGAGCCATTATTCAGGAGCCTCCATAGAAAGGATTTCACTCTGAGCGCCATTCCCCTGGAATGCCGGGTTCAGACCGGTGCTGGTCTGGCACTGCGAGTACATGTCGTTCAGCGCTTCGCCGGCCAGCGAGTTGATCGCCGCTTCGGTCATGAACGGGAATTTCGCTTTGACCGCTTCACGCTTGGTCTTAAGGTCTTTTTCAGCATTGGCCTGCAGCTGGGTTTTCAGAGTGCTGATCTCGTCGGTCAGCGGCTTAATCGCCAGATTTACTGCTGCGGTAATCGCGTCTGAGTTAATCTGAGTACCCGGCTGGTCGCCTGCTTTCTTCTGTACCTGCTGGTTATAGGCATCCCAGACCTGATCGTCGGTCAGCCCCTCGGTTTTAACGCCTGCGGCATTGAGCGCGGCGATCATCTTCTCTTTCATCGGGTTTATTTCTCCGTTGGTTTTGACTTCGTACTCAGTGGGTTTGCGCACGACCTCTACTGGATCGCCGACCAGCGTGACCGTGCTGTCGTCGATGAGGTATTTTTGCTGGAAGAGCTTATTGCCCTCTTCGAAGATGAATTTGTCTGGCCATACGGTCACGACATAGCGATAAACATCGCTGCCTGACGGCGCGCGAATGGCTTCACGCAGCATCTGGTAGATTTCATCGAATGAGGCATCTGAGTTGTGGGTGAGGAAGAACTTCACTTTGTTCAGCAGGCCATCTTTGAGGCTATTTGCGGCTTCAACGAGGCTTGCAGTTTCGACTTCGCCTTCCTGACCATCGGCATTCACGAACATGCCGATGCCTTCTTCTGGAGTACCGGCGCCCGGCTCATCGAGCAGGATAGCGATATGGTCGAACTGCATATTGCGAGCAATCCATGAGTACTTCTTCTGCTTCGACTCGCCTGACTTTCTCTCTTTGTTCGTGAGTAATCCGGTAGACAGGTGGATCGGGTCGGTGTTGGTGCCGGCGATCATCTCATCGAGGCGATTAATCAGGCGCTTACCGTCAGGCTTTGTCTCGGCGACCGCCTTATTGATATAAACGTCCATGACCACCTGGTCACCTGACTTACTGACGTTCTGCGCCCATGCTCCGACGTGATAGCTGTTAATGGCCCGCGGGTCATTGGCGCTGACATATTTGCCATCTACCATCGGGTGCGGAAGAGGCATCAGCTTGCCTTCCATCGTCTGGTAGCTGTTGTTAATCTCCTCCGCCGGGTACAGACCGCCATTCATCACAATGTCATCGACGATCGGGACCGCTCCACGAATGACGTAGTGCTCCTGGCCGTTGATGGTTGTCGTTGAGATGTTGGAGGCGTTGATGGCGAGGGATTTCACATGAATGCTGGACAGCTTCATGTATTGTCCTCAATATGCTAATGGTTGTTCACTAAAAACAAGGGGTTAATATGCAGTATAAAGTGCTATTTCACGCCTTTATTGAAGGCAAAAAACAAACTCTTGATGCTGTTTTTGAATCATCTAACGAGCCGAAGCTCAATGATAAGGAAGTTATTAAGGCCGTGATGCATGCTCTCTCTGACGTCGTAAATGTGGAAACTTCAACTTTTACAATTGAGTTCCATATTGATGCTGTCGTACCGATAGTTTAAGCATCTGAGTCTCGCCACTTTTTCCTCTCAGTGGCGAGCTTATCCGCCAGCCCCTTGTTAAATATGCTGCCGTCGTCGTTAAGTAGCACCGGAATCTGGCTGCAATAGCAGTTGTACCGGTTGCCTTTCTCGGCGTAGAAGTCCCGCACCTGCTCGGTGGTATAAACCTTTCCGTGACGGCTGGCGTGCCAGCTGCGCGTCGTCGGTTTGAGCGCCGACAGCCACAGCAGGCCGGTATTCAGGCCAAGCCGATCAGCCGCCCAGTCCGTTTCGTTCCATTGCGCCTGGCGAAGCGCGCCTACCTGCTCAGTCTGAGCGATAGTCTTTGCGCGGCCCATAGAGACATCAAGGCGCTTGCTTATCACCTGCGCCGTTTCGCGGGGATTCACACCGCGCCCAACGGCATCCGCGATGATGTTCGCCAGGTCACCGCGCGCCCGGTCAGCTTCCAGCTTCCAGTCGCTATACGTGCTGATGTAGGCACTGGCGATCTGGTTCTGGTATGCAGGGCTGCTTAAAAGCTGCTGAAGCGTCGTCTGGCTGGCGTACACCTGCGACTGCTGCGAGAGGTTGTTGAAGGCCTCCAGCGTTCCGCGCTGCGCCTCTGCGGCAACGTAATCCATCGCCCAGAGGTTTTGCTCGCCGCCTTCGAGCAGGTAATCGTCGAGAATAACCTGTACCGCTTCGAGCAGGTCGGCCAGTTCCTGCGCTGACATGTCGTAGATGAACTTGCCAGCGTTGACCTGGTAGAGCGTTGGCTCGTCGCCGTTAACGTGGCACAGGAAGTGCCAGTTGTGGCTGTTAACCTCTCGCTCTCTCCCGGTCAGGCGCTGATCAAACAGTGCTTTCAGTGCACGCTTGATGCCGAGATAACGGTCCTCGATATCCCGGAACATCGCGCTGACCTGCTTCGCTGATCGAGTCGGGTCAACCTTGCTGCGCGGAACTATCGGCAGCCCCACCTTTGCCGTCTGCTCCGGTGTCATCGGCCAGTGGATCATCGGTTGTCACCTTGTCATTCGGGTTAGGTAGTTGCTTTGGCTCAGGCAGAGGGTCCAGGCCTACAATCTCTCGTAGTTCGTTGGCTGTGAATGGCGGCTCGCCACCATAGAAGCCCGACGTTTTCTGGACGATATCAGCCAGTTTCGAAGCGTTCTCGATTTTCTCTTTCTCGCCCGGGGCCAGCAGGTCAGTCCATGAAATGGTGACCTCTCCATTTGTCGGCGGATCGATAATGCCCAGGGTCCAGAAGCGTTCCAGCAAGGCTGTGATTCGGTCAGTCAGGAAGCCGTTGCGGCGGGTATTGCGACGAATGGCCCAGTCGGTTTTATCCTCATCACTCGCCAGTCGTCCGGTCTGCTGTCCAAACAGGATGGTGAAAGGGATTTGCACTGATGCCGCCAGTTCGTTCGCGGTGACCTCCCACGTCGGCCCCGGGTCGCCTGGTGTCACGCTCAGAACGTGCATCTGCCCGGCCTGCATAACCGCCGCCGCATCGGTGCCGCGGTTAAGCTTGTTGACCTTGTCGCCCATCGCTTCGCCGAGGTCGGCATAACCAGCCTTCTTCGCCAGATCGGACAGCGTAGCCATGTCTGTTTCTTTGCTGAACTCGACCGCGATCTGCCGGCTGGCATTTTTCAGGAAGCCCTCAGCGCCACCGCCGGAAATCTTCTCAAGGTCGAGTCCTTTGTTGTATCCGGCCTCAAGCAGGGGGATACCCGACAGAACGTTGTCATCCTCTGAGCCTTCGCAGAACAGGATCACCCTGCTCGGATGCACTGGCTCACCGCGCGTGGGTCCGACGAAAGCCTCGTCTCCAACCGGCTGCTCGTTGAAGTTGAACATCTTCGGCTGGCCGAAGGTCTCGGACTGGCGATCGTTATCCCATTCGGCAACCGTCAACTGCGGCTCCCATACAGGGATCAGCTTAACCAGCGCTGCCTCGCCGAGACTCCTTACAAGGGAAGTGTCGACTTCCTCATTCCATGGCCGGTTATCTTTGATCTGCAGTAACAGCGCGGAGTAGCGCCCCACCATATTGCGGCGATCGGCATCCTTCACCTTCGGCCACCATTTTTTCATGAACCTGGTGACGTTCTTTTCCCACGGGTTGGTTTTCTTCGCCTCCTGGGACTCATCACCGTCAACGATTACCGGATAGTCCTGCCAGCATCCATCCAGAAGGCGATGCACCACTGCGAAGCCTGCGGCGTTGCGCCGGTACATGTTGTAGAAGTCATGAAAGGTAATGGTGCGCGGGTAACCAAACTCCTGATAGAGCGTCGGCCGCTTGGTATTACCCCCGCCGATACCGATGGCGTTAAGGTAATTCGCTCGCCGCATTTCAGTGGCGAGATTGTTCACAGCCAGTTGAAGGCCGTTATCTTGTTCGCTCACTGGCGATGCTCCTTAGAAGAATACTGTGCCGACCTGCTTGCGGTTGTTCTTCGCCACGGCAAAGTAACGAAAGCTGTCGGCGCCGTGCGATGTGAAGTCGTGAAGGGGTTTGTCTTTCCAGCAGCCGCGCTTGTCGTCCCACTCCTTGCGGTAACCTTCGAGGTGGGAGATGCCAACAGCGCACTTCTCCTCATCGAAAACGCAGGATTTGAGGATTTCACGCACCGACTCGATGCCGGTATCGATCCCCGCTTTCGGCACAACACGGAAGTTCATCGAATACATCCGGCCGTCAATCTCGTAGCCCTCGCGCGCTAGCTCCTTGCGAGACTTCGCGTCAGCAGCAAACTCGCGGTTCTCGATATCGTGCGGACCCCAGTGCTCACCGTACTCATAGCCGCGGTCTTTCAGCACCTTCATGTAGTGCCGAAGCCCCTCGCCAGAGTTTTCGTAGTAGTCGATGATGTGAAACTCTTCGCCGACCTCGCGAACGAACCAGATCGCCGTGGAGTCGCCCACACCAATATCCCAGAACGTGTGAACCGGTAGATGTGAGTTATCCGGAATTTGTCCGATCCGCTTGTTGGTGTAGAGCCAGCGGAATTGTTTGGCGTAGTACGCGCCCTCGACCGACTGCTGGAACGCCTCGGCCGGAATGGTCGGGTATTCGCGCTTCATGTCGTCGCCGAGCGTCTTTTCTTTGGCGTAATACCACGCCTTTTGACGTTCGTTAACGACTATGCCGTGTTTCGCCTCCATCTCAGCGAAGTATTCAAGCAGGCGCGCCGGCAGAGGCTCTACCGGGTCAATTGCGTATTGCGGATTCTTCCACCAGGAGAAGAAGAAAAACTTCCAGTCCAGCGCAGATAACGGCTTGCCCTGCAGCAGTGCTTTCTCTGCCGTCTGGCAGTAATCGAAGAAATAACCCGCCCGGCCCTCTGCGGTGCTCTCGATAGTTGCGAAACAACCTGTCGATACCGCCTCAAACGCACCAGTGACGATTTCACGGGCTTTATCCGGATACTTGGCGCATATCTTTCCGAACTCGGAGACGTGCAGGTAACGCAGCGTACCGCCACGAAATGAGGTGCTGACGTAGAGTGATCCGCCTTTCTTAAAGACCAGCTCACCGGCTGAGTCGTTACTCGCCGGGTTGGCTGCCTTTATCTCGGCAGGCAGCTTGTCGTAGGCATATTTCACCTTTTCCCGGAACAGGCGCTTTGCGTCATTCAGCGTGTGGGCGATCAGCGCGCACTTTGCCGACTCGAACAGAGCAGCGTCGAGCTGGATGATGCACACCTCTGTGGTAAATCCGAGCTGGCGAGCTTTCAGGATGATGTTGCGGGTGTGAATCCCCTCGAAGTATTCCCGCTGCTCAGGCGTCATCCTGAAGCGAGTCGGCTTACCTTCTTTGTCGGTGATCCAGTAAAGATTGTTCAGCCGCCAGTCTTTATCAGCTAGCAGCTTGAGATGCTCAGGCTTCATTACGCCCCCTGAGACAAGGAATCCATCAGATCAGATATTGATTCAACGACGTGCTCTGTTTTCACTTGCTCGCGAAACGCCTGGACGTCGATATGCTTACCAATCAGCTCCAGGTTCTTCACCTTATCAGGCCACTTAATCTTCTTAAGCAGCGCGGTAGTGTTTCCCTCTGCCGCCATCTCGATGACATCCAGCCCGGATAGCGTCGTCCTCCAGACCTTCGGCCATTGCGTTACTGGTTTTAGCTCTCCAGTCGAGGTCAGGATGTCGAGCACGTCCATCTGGTCTATCTCAACAAGACGATTCAGGACGTATGTCGCATTTATACCAACCAGATCATTGCGTTGCGCTTTAAGTTCGGCAATTCTGGACTGGATGTCAGGTTTTGACAGGTTTTCGGACGCAGTGCGGTTAGCTGTCTTTGCGCTGTACCCCGCCCGAATAGCCGCTTGCGTGGCATTTAAATCGATGAGGTACTCGCGACAAAACATTTCTTGTTTATCGGTGAGTGCCATGTATCTCTCATTTAATAAGGAAACTTTATGTCAAAAAGTCAGCGCACGCCAAAATTTAAGACCGGTGATATTGTTTATTTAGTTTCAGCTGGCCCGGCGATGGCCGTTCAGGAGCCAATCATTAACTCCTATAATGAATTTACTGGCGATTACTGGTGCCAGTGGTTTGCGGGGAGAAAGCAAGAAAGAGCAAGATTTCCAGAGGACTCACTGACTGCAACGAACCCAAAGCCGTAAACCCAAACGCACCGAAGTTATCCTTTACTGACGTGACGAACTGGATGATGGCGCAATTGAAAAATGACGATTGCCTATATCAGCAAGACGTAGTTGATTATTTAGTCAAACTCGATAATGAGCAGCTTCTGAAAGAAAATGCTGATGGTAATTTGGTGTTATCTACACCTGTCATTAACCAGTTCCGCAAAGTAAGCGGTGACAAAGTGGTTTGGGTAAAACCAGAGCGTTACTGGCGCTATCGCGTAAATGAAGATGAACCTGGACGCGAAGCTCGCGGCTAACGTTTAGGGCGATAACCTCGCCCTTCTTCTGCCATTACTGTGAGTAAGCCCATGATGATGGGAATAAAAAAACCGCCCGTAGGCGGTTAATCTGAAAGACCAAATTTCTTTTTTGCGTAGGATTTTAGAAGCTCTACACCTACATCCTTCATGACAGCAAGCGGTTCGTTACTTATCTCTTTCAATCGTGCAAAAACATCTTTACTGTCAAGCGCTGTAGCAAAATCTTGACCGTCTGTAGTTAGTCTAATGTCTACGTCAAGCGCTGCCATACCGCCTAAGTGATACATGTACCCCAAACGTCTTGGATCACGAGTTTCCATATTCCTATTGCTTATAAAACCTTGCTCAATCAACTGCATGTAGTGAAACATCCCCTTCTCAGATTCAATGTCATATCCAGCTTCGCTAAGCTGAATAGTAGTAATGAAGGTGCTATCTGAGTTAAGGAATACAGAGAGCATTCCTTTTAAGTATTCAAGATCTGTTCGCATTATTATCTCCTTATCCAAAAATAATAATGTACTAAACTTTGATAAGATTTTATGGCGATCAAATCAATTTAATGGATATGTCGTACATTGAGTCTTGATGTAGTCCTGCAGATAGCCGACCTGCTTCGTCATTGTGATGATTCGCTCTCTAAGGGTGAAATAATCCCGTTCAGCGGAGTCAGTAAGTCTGGGGCTGGTAGCATCGCCCATGCCGCCGGTGCCGGTGGCTCCGTTCGCGGGACATTTTGCGTTGATGTGCAGCCCGCACTTACCAGTACTAACGCAACGCTGCAGATCATCAAGCTGCTTTTTCGCATCAACCAGTTCTCCGGTGTATTTAGCATCCAGTGCAGCGACATCGCGCTGGCGGGTCTGCATGTCTTTGATGGTGGCGTTCGCCAGGCTGAGTTTCTCAGTGGCTTTATCGCGCTGGTGTTTGTAGGTGATGGCGTTGTCGCGGTAGTGGTTAATCGCCCAAGCCATGGAAACCAACAGGCAGATAATGAAAGCGCAGATGATTGCTATTAATCGGCTCATTTCTGGTCCCACTCGCAAACTTCACGCTCAATCTCGCGTCGGGTGATCAGCCCCTTCCACTGCTTACCACCGGCATACGTCCAGCGCTGCAGTTCTTTGCAGGCACCCGAAACATCACCGGAGTTCAGCTTCTTCAGCAGCGTTGAGCTGGCAAAAGCACCAGAGCCAACGTTATAGGTGAAGGAGTAAAGAGCGGCGCGGGTTGGCTCAGGGATGCGAACCTTGATCAACGGGTCGATGGCGTTTGCCACCTTTCGCAGATCTGCCTTAAGCAGGTTGTCACACTCTTTGTCGGTGTATCGGTGACCGCGGCGAATGTCGGTACCGGTGTGCCCATCGCAAACGGTCCAGACGCCGACCACATCCTGATAGGCGTAATAACGCCGCCCTTCCAGTCCATCCGCATTGCCCAGCATTACTGCAGCAATGGTGATTGCTCCGGATCCGCCAACAATGGCACCCACCAGCTTATTCCTGAGTGTCGGGTTCATCTCGGCTCCTGCTGCGGCGGTTGTCTTCGCGGATCTTGAAATAGAGATTTGTCAGATACGTCAGTACGGCAATGATGATACCCACCAGCACGCCGATAGCGTTCCACTGCTCGGGGCTGTAGGCATTAAGCATGCCGTTTAGGATGCTCCCGGCTGAAGCGCCATAGGCAGCACCAGTGGTTATTTTTTCCATGCGATACATGCTCTCACCTCGCGTTGTTTGCGGGTGCTGTTCGTGTAGTGGGAAAGGCCGTCAGACACGATAGCTACTGAGCATCTGGAATTGATTGTCTGCGGCCTGAATAAAAACCCGGCGACAGGCCGGAAAGACGAGGGGCTGGTTTAGAGATCAGAAACAAAAAAAGGCCGCCGTCGGCGACCTTTGAGGTATCTAGCGTGCTGGATACTTTCAGCTTCGCCTTCAATTCAGCGTTGATTTCTTTCAAGCGATCAACATCGTTTTTCAACTTTTCAATGTCTTGCCCGTTTTTATCAAGGTCGCGCTGAAGACCTTTTATAACTTCTGTTTGGGCCGCTTGTACTTCTCGTGTCGTCTGGAGAGACTTATCAATATCATCAACTTGATTAATCAAGCGTGAACCGAAAAAGCCTACAACCAACATGGTTACCCCAACTAGAAAGTTGAGAACCCAGACTTTTGTTCCGGAAGCAGTAGTTGGAGTTTCGTCGATAAAGTGTACCTTATGCCAGTTAGAGTTATCCAACGTCTGCGCAGATCGTTAGAGTCGGCAACATTGTAACTGGATAAGGAAGAAAAAACCTTGGGATTTTAAGAGTTAACTGATTGATCGGCTATTTAACGAGCGAACACATCCATACACCCCAAACGGGTAATACGACAAAGGCCATGAGATAAGTAACTTTTGCTTGAATGTTATGCATTTCGCTTCCTTAGCAGTCCGATAAGTACTGTCTGCTCTTCCAACCTAACGAATGTTGATCCGAATGACAAGTCTTTCGCGCTAATTTCAATTTGATATCTGTTCGTAAACATGATGGCGCGAAATTTTACGCACGAAGTAATTCAACATCAACAGGAAAGTTACTTTTTTATTAAACAGCATGAAAACTGAAAGCCCCGCACGATGGCGAGGCTCTTAATTCTTTGTCGAACTGCGAAGCTATGGCGACGATATCAGATTTACATGAAATATATGCGTTTCAATCCAGTTTTGCAAGACTTCTATCGAAATTTGTCGCCTTTTGTTGTGAACGTGATCGCGTAACCTGCAATAAAGCCCCGCTATCCAGGCGCAGGAAGATGCGCCGCATTTCAACCCAGCGGTCCGTATACGTCTCTGACCAGTTCTTTGGTGTTACGCCAACAAGTGACGCCAGTGCCTGATATTCGTACGTCTCCCGCCCTGCCAGCTCGGCTTTGACATCCTGCGCGGCCAGCCAGATAAGTTGACGAAGGCGATCGACAGTCTTCTTCGCAATGCGTACGCCAGCCAGCTTCTCGCTGAATTGCTCCCATGCCCACCGGGTGATCGTCTCCTGGTGTTCCCAGCGGATATTGTCGCTGTAGTTCCACAGCAGCCACGCTTTCTGATGCTCTTCCAGCGACAGCAGAGCCCGGCGCCAGCTGGCCGTCGAATACTCAACAGGCAGCACGAGAGCGATTGATGAACCCTTAGCGCGGGACTGGCTGCCGCTCATCGGCGGCCCGTCCGGGTTAACCATTTTTTGCTTTACCTCGCTATATACCTTCTTCCTTCCCCGGCTGCGCGCCGTAGCGGTGAATTGCGCGTTTTCTGCAAAGGCTACCAGTTGCCCTTTCGTCGCACCGCTCAGATCGGCGGTGGCCACTATCAGCTGCTGGCGAACAAATTCCAAGTATTGAGCTGTCATGCTGTCTCTCCCAGGGTCTGATAGATGCGGACAAAGTTTCTCAGTATGCGGTAGTCAACCAGTACGGTGCCGCGGCTACGCAGGAGGCGGAGCTTTTGCCAGCGGTCGCGGATGCGTTCAATAACGTCACGGCTCATGCGGCCTCCTGGTGACGGGCGCGGCGCTTCTCCAGCGCGCGGGCTCTGCGGGTGAATATGGATTTGATGCGCTGCAGGTAGGGAATGTCGAACCGGCGAGGCTCGTTATCAGCCTCAAGGCGCTCTACGCGATCAAGGCCAATGCGCTCAATCAGGTGAATGCGGTATTCAACGGCATTGCCGCTCAACTGCCGGTTGCAGCGGGTGCAGGCGGAGTGGACATTGAACACGTTGAATTTCAGGTGCGACGCCGCGCCACGGGAACGGTAATGACTGGCGTCAATAGCGCTGCCGGTCAGGTAGTTGCTCTTGCCGATAAGCGGGCTTCCGCAGCTTACGCAGGGCTTACCTTCGTCACGAATTCGAATGTACCGGTTAAAGGCTGACTGAGCCTCTTTATCCCATTGAGCCTTTGTCTTGAATGACTCACGCTTAGCGCGGCGACGCTGGCGCCCCTCTTTCTCGGATTCGCGCTGGCGCTTCACCGCCCTGGCTTTCGCCGCTTCCCGGGCTTTTGCTGTCTGTTTTTTGCCGATCGCGCTGGCGCATTCAAAACTGCATACCACCTGCCCTTCCCGGGTAGGATGGAACCATTCGCGGCAGTGAGCGCATTTACGACGTGAAGGTTTACGCATGTGGCCTCCTTGCTCTCAGGCGGAGCCACTTCTTATCGACCAGGCGGGCGGTATAGTCTTTCATGGTCGGTATGTCGGAAGGCTTAACTTCTACCTTGCGCTTGCGGCGAGCCGGCACGCGGAAGATGCCGCGATCCATTACTTTGGCGAGAAGACATTGCATAGCCATCACCCCGCAAAGCTCAGCAGCTGACTGGCGGCGTTTTCAGCCTCAGCCGGCGAGTGGAACTTGCGACGCAGAATGTAGTTCCAGAGCACATTCAGCACTGATTTGTAGACGCCGTTAAACTGGCTGTCGTCCATGCTGGCGAAGGAGATCGACTTTGCGACACGACGACGGCTGCCGTCAGGCATCTGGTATTCATCGTAAAAGCCGGCCTGAATGGTTGCCCACTCGCGGAAGGATTCGAAGTGTTTCAGAAGCGCCATATCGCGGGAACGAGAAATACCGACAGAGGAGAGATACATCTCCGCGGCGTTCTGGAGTGCAGCGCGCTGATCGAGGTCGGATGAGAGAAAGTCGATAAACCCGGATATGAGGGTACGCTCCGCGGGCTCAATGAGACCACCGGAAGGGGTCCAGTAGTGATACCCGAGAGTCAGAAGCTTGAAGAATTTTTTGTGGAATGCGTAATTCCGGGGCTTGCGGAACTCTCCGCAAAGCAGTTGCCCTACCGGGATAAGTTGCAGGTATTCGCTGGTTCCCGGCTCTGCAGGAATCAGTACGTTTTGATAACTCTTCTCAAATTGCAGTGTTTGCGCCATGTGTCCCCACTTGGCGCCGGGGTAAAGTTGTCAGTTGTCCAGACTGACGAGATAATTATGACGGGCTAAATCCCGAATTGCAAAACGAGCATAGGCTATTTTTTCTCGTTCTGACTGGCCATTTCCAGATAGCGCGGATCGGATGCTCGGGGTAGCTGGATACTCTGCTCTCGGTAGTGGCGGACGCGCTCCATGAAGTAGTTTCTCAGGTGCTCTGGCTGCTCTCTGGCTACCACTTCGGCGACAACCGGCATGTTCAGGCGCTCTTTGTAAGCGACGCCAGATGCCGCGAGGTCAACGTTAACCTTGTCCTGCTCGTCTTTCGGTTTGGCTGCAATGTTCCACTGTGACATAAAAATCCCCTCTGCTGTGGAGGGGATTATATAGCATCAACTGGATGGGTGTGCGGCTTAGCATTCTTAGGGGGATCATGCAACATTCCAAAAAGGATCATTTGCTGCTTGATGTCCATTTTCGATATTGATGCCTACACGACAATGGCTCACACTACAACCGCACCATCTCTGCCAATGAATGCCATCCATGCATATTTCAAGAGTTTGATCATTGCCTCTGAATCTAACCCCCTCAAACAACATGTTAATGCGCTCCACAATAATACCATGCGGAGGATTTAACTTTAAAACAAGGACTATGTCACCAGGCCCACTACGTATTGTTATTCTAGGGCCTACACACTCAACATCCCAATTTCCGGTACTGACAGACCATTCATTATCTTTGATAACAAGGGCATCTCTTCCAACGGAGTCACAAAACACCCCCGAAAGCAGCATTGGTGAACTAACTTCCTGAGGTGGGCGAACAGATAGCAAAGAGCGACCATTAACCATGATCAAATGAGCACAATCATAGAAAGTGACCCCCGCAAATACGACTGCAATCGGATCGCTATGAAAGTCAAACATTTCATTAGCGTGCCCATTCCGAATACAAACTGGATTTTGGTTAGCTTCGGCTACAGTCTCTCGAGACAATCGTCCTCGTGCGCGATTTTGATTGCACCTAGGGCACAATAAAGTCATACCAGCAGGGTTATGCTCTGTAGCATCGACAAAATCAGGAGCAAAATGCTCATAATCATAGAAGCCTAAACCACAAATTACGCAACCGAAACCACATCTCTGCCTGATCTCTCTTTTGACTCCTTCAGGAATCGTTCTGGGTAACCCATGATCATTAGTATTTGCCATTCATATGCACCTCACATAAACCTCTTTAACTATAATCGATGCATATAAGGATTAACACCTCCCTTTAATATGATAAGAAAATCATTTTTCACCTCATCTCATTGATTTTATTATATTAAATATGGTTAATTCACAAACTCATGCTGGAAATTATAAGCTTCAATTTGTCTTTCATGGCTTACCTCCGATGAGCATGGCGGCGCGGCAGGCCTCCTTCCAGAATTCGGCAAACAGGTCATATGCTCCAGACAGATTAGACGCAGCATATGCCCCAAGCTCACTATTCAACTGAACGGAACGCATCATTTCTGGAGTCATTTCCTCCGGCACTACCGGCGCTGGCTGCGCGTGGCGATAGAGCGCAACGTCTGAAGCCTCAGAATTCTGCTTGCCCCATAGATACCCCGTCTCCCTCCCTCGGTCGATATAGCCCAGGTTGCGCTCGTCGGTATACGCCACCGGCTCTGTGTCCAGAGCTGGCTGCGATGGAGGCATATCTGGACCTTTGCGAATAGCTTTTGCCAGCTCGATAGGGTCATCGTAAAGCCAGTCTCCTGTTTCAGGGTGATTGGCTTCTGCCAGTTGGGCGGCCCATTCCAGACCGTCTTTGTGTCCCTGCAGGTAGTCAAGCGGCAGTTCAACCGACTCGCTGCTGTCCATTGCGGCCAGCGCCATGCGGGCCAATGCCGAAGCCTCACCGCATTGCACATGGTCAGTCTCGATAATGTTGAGTAGTGTTTCTCGTGAAAATTCGCTCATTTCCGGTCCACCTTAATTTTGCTGAGCGCCTCAAAGTGCCTGCGCATAGTTGCCTGTACTTCGGGATGCTGCCAGTTGGTATGGATGCAGCCGTCTTCGTCGATGGTGAACTTACCGGCGTTTTCTGTGAGAACCCTCTTGAGGCGTTGTTCGGAACTTTCGATTTTGAACATCACTCAGCCTCCACCTTGATGCCAGCGGTGCGGTCGAGGCGCTCAATTTCCGCCAGAATTAACGCTCCAGCCTTAACCAGGTCACGGCGGCGATTAGTTGGCTTCCACCATTCATCAGGCCATGGCCACGGTCTGGGCGGCTCACCGGCACAATCGAACAGTTCAGAGGAAAGCGCATAGCAACCGGCGGCATCGGCTAATTCGCCGTGTTCATATTCATCATCATGTCCTGGTGTCCACCCCTCAGCTGTAACCTGCCGCTTACGCTCGGCCAGTACGTCAGCGGCGGCAGCGGTGACGGCGCGGGACTCCAGCTCGGCGATGCGCTGGCGATAATCAGCAACCATTCGACGCACCCCTTCAAGCGGCGTGACATCACCGCCGTCTGGAGGGTCCATGTACTCAGCGCCTGGAGGCAGGAGCCTGCAAAGTTCTTCGTCTACCTGCTGCGCCTTCTCCAGCGCCTCTACCAGCGCCAGAACGTTGGCAGGGTTAGCCAGGGCGATGAATTCGGCATTACGCTGCGCCGTCTCATCCCATGCCACATGCCCCTCGCCGTCGTATTCCTCACAGATGCAGGCGGCGTCACTGTTGAGCGAATCAAAGAGGGTTTGCCCGTCAGAGCCATAAATTGCGTATGAGGTGAATCCCTCCACGCAGTCATCGCCAGACCCGTAGCATCCTTCGTTTTTAACTTCGTCGGCCCACCATTCGCCCTGCGTCGCTTTCTCTGCCGCTGCTTTCAGGCTCTGCGCCAGTTCGGTGATATCAGTCATCGGAGTTATCCTCGCAGCAGTAGTGAGCGCCGTCCGGGTCAGTACTTTTGAAACCGCAGATATCACACTCAATTTCGTCAAGGGCTTCTTCATCGCATTCGTGACTTTCAGGATCGTCGGCTTTGTAATAACCGCCGCACAAATTGCAGCGGACTTCTGCCACATCGTCATAGTTAGTAGTCCCGGTTATCATTTGTCGGCCCCCTTCACGAAAATTACCCAGTGCGTTTTGTCCGCTTTCCCTGTTCGTTGCCAGATAGCCGGCTTCTCGTCAGTGAGCGCCAGAATCTGGCTAACCGGTATCTGGGTTTCATTCCATTTGAAGATGAGTACGCCGTGTGGCCGCAGCACTCTGAACGCTTCTTTGAAACCCGCACGCAGGTCATCGCGCCAGGTGTCTTTGTTCAGGCGACCGTATTTCTTGCCCATCCAGGCGTTTTCGCCCACTCGTTCAAGATGCGGCGGGTCAAACACGACAATGGGGAAAGAGGCATCAGCGAACGGAAGCGCGCGGAAGTCGGCGATAATGTCCGGGCTGATAACCAGGCTGCGACCGTCGCAAAGTTTATGCTGCTCAGCACGGATATCACTGAATACAGCGCGCTCATCCTGTTTATCGAACCAGAACATACGGGAGCCGCAGCACATGTCGAGGATGGTTTGCTCGGTCATTTGGCCCCCTCGCGCAGCTGCTTGGCAAACTCACGGAGTTTGAACCCGATTACTCTGGTACTTGCCACAGTATCGACCCGGTCGAGCTCTACCGCGGCTTCATCAATGGCATCAGCCTTAATCCCGGCTACGATGCGATTGGTGGCGGGTGTTTCGTTCAGCACCCTAACGATTAGCTTCTCCCATTTGTTGAAATACACCCCGCCTGGGCGTCCAGCCATTAACTGACGAAGCAGGTCACGCATATTCCAGTTCTCGGCGATTAACGGCCTCAGCCCCACATTCTCCTCAGCCAGCTGCTTAAACGCTTTCGCCAGCTTCAGGAACTTCTGCTCTCTGATCGACAGCTCGCCTGCGCTCTCCAGGGAGGCGATGAGCTCGTTTACTGCCTGTAATGTGATAGTCATGCTGATGTTCTCCCGTAAACAGCCAGTACCCGTTTCATCGCCGGTCTTTGCCGACACTCGTTGAAAATCTGATTGGTGCTCTTCCTGCCTGAAATTTCTTCCTCAGTGGCCAGCCGGTAGTAAACCGTCCGCCACACCCGAGCTTCCGCTACCAGTACCCCCTGCTTTGCCAGGATGTTGGCAGCCTGGTTGATGCAGGTATGCGTCATCCCGGAAGCCGCGGCGACATCTGGAGAGCTGCAGGTTTTATGCGTTTTCAGGTAGTTCAGAATTGCGTCTTTTCCTGTCATGACCGGTTCTCCCGATAGCTGTCCCAGGTAAACGAAATCGTGCATCCGCCGCCATCGTTCATGCGGTCAATGACGCGCTCGCCGATAAACTGCGTCAACTCATCCTTAGGCAGGTTGCTGATCAGGATCGTCGGCTTAAGGCGCTCGTAGCGGGTGTTGATGATTTCAAACATGATCATCTTCTCGGCTTCGCTGCCAAACTGCACACCAACCTCATCGACAATCAGAAGGTCAGGCTTCGTGAAGTAGCGGATCACCTCATCCTCAGTGCGCGTGGCTGTTTTTGACCAGGTCGATTTAAACTCCCTGGCAATCTTCAGCGCCGTCGTGAAAATGACTGAGCTTTGGTGGTGCTCAATCACATGGCGGGCAATGGCCAGCGCAAGGTGGTTTTTACCGGTACCAGGCTTGCCACACATAACCAACCCACCGCCCTGCTGGAGGCGATCAGTCCATTTCGATGCGTAGGCCTGGCAGACCCGTAATGCTCGCTCAGAATCCTTCCCAACAGGCTTGTAGCTGTCCAGAGTGCACGTGGAGAAGCGCTCTGGTATGTCCAGCTGGCGAAGCAGCCTTTCTGCAGTTTGCTGGCGAACTCGCTTATCCCAGCGAACCTTTTCATCCTTCAGAAAATTCAGTTCGTCTTCCAGGCAGCCCGGGCAGCGTGTCGGCGGTGATGGCAAATTGATGATGCTGCTGGTCAGGATCCGCTTGCGCTGCTCATACTCGCCATGCTTTTCGCAACAGACGCGCTCGATAACCACCTCGCAATTCGGGATGTCTTCCGGTGGCTTACTCAGCTGATCAAGCATCCGCTCAATGGCAGTGATTTTTTCTTCCAGTTCCATGATCAGTCCCTCGCCCATGATGGGATTTCAGTCTGCCCGTAATCCTTCCCTGCGAAATTTTCGGCAACTCGCACCTGTTGACTTGGTTGAGGCTTGGCACCATTTGGCTCAAACAGGCCTTGCCAGCCATTGGCGATGCTGCGGTTGATAATTTCTTCGGGCGCGTAACCGTTCAGTCTGCAGCGGTCCAGCAGGTTGATAGCCTGGGTGACCGTCTGCTGAGACTTGATCGGCTTTTTCAGGTCGCGACGATATGCCACCCATGACGACCAGATTTCTGCAGAAAGCCAGTCGGGCAACTGAACAGCTAACGCATCGAACGAAACCGCCCGGGGGGATTTAGGGGGGTTATTAATATTGTCTTTATTGTCTTTTGTATGTTTGTCTTTTGTGTTTACCTGATTCGGGTAATAGGCGTTACCTGATTCGGGTAAACTTTTCTTACCTGATTCGGGTAATGTTACCCTTTTCAGGAAAGGTTTCTTTTCTGTACCTTTTACGGGTAAAGATGACCATTCGCTGACCGTTTTATTAATCCCGATAACACGACCGGTTTGAGTTAATATCCCCCGCTTAACCAGGACGCTTTTTGCAGCTGAGCACTTATGCGGGAGAATGCCGGTCAGCTCCGAGAGCTGCTCGTTACTGACCCAGTCAGATTTCTTGTTGAAGCCGTATGTCTTACGCATGACAGCCATGAACACCAAAAGCTGATGCTGCGACAGACCCGCACGCATGACAGCTTCAAGGAGCTCATTGGCGATGCGCGTAAACCCATCGTCGAGATCTGCCACGCGCAGCTCCTGTAGTGCCACGACAGGCACAGGGAAATTGATTACTTCGGCAGTATTTGCCATAATTACTCCTGTGAATTGATCCAGTTAATTCGCGTAGAAAGCCGTTAGTGTTCGCGCACTGCGGCTTTCGCCTTTCTGTTCCCACTCATGCTTCAAAATCACCTTTCTCTCCCGGCCTGTTAGAAATCAGGATGGCCAGCAGTAGCGACATGTTCGGGAGCAGGCTTTCCCGCCAACGACTCACCGTCGACTTATTCACTCCGGCCACTTTGGCGATAGTTGTGGTTCCCAGTTCAGCTATCTGGCTGTGTAACCAGCTTTCTATCCTGCGAGCCTCCACTTTGTTGCGTGTCGTTGAACTCTCCATTTGTGATACTTCCTCTGGTGTTGATTGGGAGGCCGCTGGTTAGGCGGCCGGAACGCCCTTCGGAGAAGGGAATAGTTTTGGAAGGTCTGGTCTAATTTGATGCGCCTGAACCTCCCCATTAGTTGCATTTACGATGCTGTTTACATGTTCAGGCGAAACCTTTGCCTTGTTGTGGAGCCACTTGTAAACCGCCTGCTGAGAAACATCGCAGGCTTCACCAAGCTTTTTCTGAGAGCCGACAATATTAATTGCGGTTTTAATGGTTGGGTTCATGACAACCTCCGTAGTAAATACAAACAAAGAATAAAACCTTAGTTGTATTTAGTCAACAACCATTTTCGTTTGCCGCTATAAAACCATGGTTGTAAATTGAGAAGATGAAAACGACACTTGCAGAACGATTAAGAGAAGCCAGAAAGGCTGCCAGCATGACCCAGAAGACTCTGGGAGATGCTGTTGGAGTTAGTCAGGCTGCGATCCAGAAGATTGAAACTGGAAGGGCTGCTCAGACCACAAAATTGCTCGATATAGCCAAGGCTTTAAGGGTGAGACCTGAGTGGCTTTCTTCGGGAACTGGCGCCATGAGGGCTGATGGTGAAGATGACAAGAAGCCTTCACACATAAATCATGATGTGTTCAGGGTCGACATTTTGGATCTGGCCGTCAGTGCCGGCCCGGGCATTGTGAATCAGGAGTTCGTGGAGATTCTCCACTCCGTTGAATATGCGCCAGCGGAAGCGCGCCACATGTTCGATGGGCGTAAGGCTGAGAACATCCGGATCATCAACGTCCGGGGTGACAGCATGTCCGGCACGATTGAGCCGGGTGATCTGCTGTTCGTCGACATCAGCGTTAAGAGCTTCGACGGCGACGGGATATACGCGTTCCTGTACGACGACACTGCTCACGTTAAGCGCCTGCAGAAGATGAAGGACAAGCTGCTGGTTATCTCAGATAACAAGAGCTATGCAGCATGGGACCCGATTGAAAAAGACGAGATGAACCGGGTGTTCGTGTTCGGCAAGGTAATCGGAAGCATGCCGCAGACGTACAGGAAGCATGGGTAAAGCCTTAGCACGCAGAGGAAGCATGTCTGATCTGATTATCCCAATACTCATTACTTTACTGATTATCGGACTGGTTGGGATAGTGCTCAGGCTGGATAAAGTTTTCTTCAAGCGGAAGGATGAGCGGGATGACTTCGATTGAGTCATCGAAATAGGCTGATGGAATGCCTGGGTGAAGCACATAGCATGCATGGATAAAAATACAGATTCCCTTTATGGGAAATGAATCTATAATTCCCAAAGAGGGAACCAAATCGGGTTATGAAGGTCTTAAACGTAGAGAAGCTTCACAGTTTTAGCCGGAAGCACAATCAGGCCAAGGGGGCTTTAGACTCTTGGTATGATGAGGTGATAAGAGAAAACTGGAAAACGACTCAAGACATACGGAACAGATATAATTCTGCTGACTTCCTTCCTGATAACAGGGTGATTTTTAATATAAAAGGCAATAACTATCGGCTCGTTGTCCAAGTTGTGTACACGGCAGGAATGGTCATAGTTGAAAGGGTTGGAACTCATGCAGAGTACGACAGGTGGAGGCTTAAATGAATCGAACTAGCTGGCGCATCATTAAAAATAGTGAAGAGCATGCTGCAGCTATGGAGAGGCTCATTGAACTTGCGTCTAGTGATTTACAACCTGGGACTGAAGAGTTCGATGAACTTGAACTGTTGGGCTTGCTTATCGAGCACTATGAGTCGCGCGAGTTCCCTATGGACAAGCCTGACCCTATAGAAGCCATTAAATTCCGCATGGATCAGCAAGGCCTTTCTCATGCCGACATGAAACAGTACATTGGATCAGCGTCTAAAGTATCTGAGGTCTTAAACCGCAAGCGTCCATTAAGTCTTTCAATGATCCGTAGACTGCATGACGGACTTGGAATTCCTGCAGATATCTTAATTCAAGATATGAGCGCAATTGAATGGAGCCTCGTTGACGCAGAGGAAGAAGAAACAACCATGACTAGCGTCATTGTTCAGTGTGAGTCAGCCACCATATCCTCTGCTCCTTATTTCGCTGAAAAGGCTACAGAATCTTACTTTTCAAAGATGTTGTCCAGGGCTGTAAGGGGTGCCGACAAATGCGAAGAAAAACAGAACGTTATAGTTAGTGGTTTTTCTTTGATAGGTGGCTTGTCATCGAGTTTCTCAGCGGCTAACAACCTGAACGATGGAATGACTTCTGACGGGAATTATTCATTAGTATCATGAAAATTGAACTCATTAACAAAAAAGTTGAAAGCTTGGTTATGAAGCCGCTAGAAGGTGATTCAGCTGCAAAAAAAACCATGAGCGCAACTGTTAAGCTGAACAATGAACTTTACTCTAATGTGAAGGATTCCAAACTATTTAGAGTAAGATATTTTGCCTCCGTAACCATTGAAGGTCGTCTTGAAATGGACATCACATACGACTTTGACTTTCATTCAGAAGATGATTTTTCTGATGAAATGGCTAAATCACATGAGATAAGGTCCATAGTTCCAACAATGGCATATCCCTATATCAAAACATATGCCGAGCAAATCATCCTCATGTCAAATCTTGGTAGGTTCAATCTGCCTTACTTTGATTTCTTTGACAGCCCCATGGAAACGAATAGCAATAAATGAAACTAACCCGGCCACCGCGCCGGGTTTTTACTGCCCTACTCTTCCCTCAGCATCAGCACGTCCAGTGCCAGCTCCACAGGCAGATCTACCTGGTCGCCCTGCCACAACACCTGAATCATCTCTATCAGCGCCTCTCTTGATGGCTCGCGCTTCTCAACCAGCAGCTGCATAACCGCTATCCCGATAACCTGCGCAATCTGCGGGTGCATTTCTGCGAAAAACTCATCCTCATTCGTAAGCGTTAAGTGAGCGCCGTATTGACGGTTATTTATCGGTAAGAACCACGTTCCATGGCAGCAGTTCGGCCACTTTGTTGCTGGGCCACTCCGGCAGTACGCTCAGGATATGGCGAAGGTAGGCTTCCGGATCGATACCATTCAGCCTGCACGTCCCGATCAGTCCGTACAGCAGGGCTCCGCGCTCACCACCGTGGTCGCTGCCGAAGAAGATAAAATTCTTTTTCCCAAGACAGACGGCACGAAGGGCTCGTTCGGCAGCGTTGTTATCAGGCTCTGCCAGGCCATCTTCACAGTAGTAGCACAGCGCATCCCACTGGTTCAGGACATAAGCGAACGCTTCGCCCAGACGGGACTTTTTCGACAGCGTCTCATTTTTTTCTACCAGCCATTCATGCAGCGATGCCAGCAGTGGTTTGCTTTGCGATTGTCTGGCTGCCAGACGCTCTTCTGTCGTGAGGCCGCGTATTTCTTCTTCTATCGCGTACAGCTCACCGATACGTTTCAGGGCTTCTTCTGCTGTCGCTGTGTGAGTGCTTATATAGACATCATGGATTTTTCGGCGGGCATGGGCCCAACATGCGGCTTCTGTCAGCGGCCCTCCTTCACGTTCCGGACTGAACAACCGATCGTAGCCTGCGAAGGCATCCGCCTGCAGCACACCATGATAGTGGCGAAGGTGTTGCTGAGGATGTTTTCCCTGCCGGTCTGGCGAGAAGGCGAACCATGCCGCTGGCGGATCTGATGAACCTGCGCTTCTGTCGTCACGTACATACGTCCAGATACGCCCGGTTTTCGTCTTCTTTCTGCCCGGTGCAAGCACCGGAACCGGAGTGTCATCCGTATGCAGTTTGTGGCAGTCCATCACGTAGTGGTAAAGGGCCTCATCCAGCGGGGCCATTAACCGGCAACAGGCATCCACCCAGTTGGAGAGCAGAGCCCGGCTCAGATCCACGCCCTGACGGGCAAAGATTTCGCACTGGCGATACAGCGGCAGGTGTTCGCAGTATTTGGCCGTTAACACGCGGGCCAGCAGACCCGGCCCGGCGATACCCCGATCGATGGGACGTGATGGCGCAGGTGCTTCAACGATACAGTCACATCGGGTGCAGGCCTTTTTCACCCTGACCGTGCGGATCACTTTCAGGGCGCTGGAGACCAGTTCCAGCTGCTCCACGCTGACTTCGCTGAGGTACGCCATACCGCTGCCGCATTCCGGACAGCTGGTTTCCGCAGGATCCAGCCGATGTATCTCGCGGGGAAGGTGTGCCGGTAACGGGCGACGATGGCGGGACTGACGTAACTGGCGAGGTACCTGCGGATCGTCTTCCCGTCCGTTGTAGCGATCGCTTTGCTGCTCCTGCTGTTTCAGCAGGGCTTCGGCTTCTTCAACCTGTCGGCGAAGTTTTTCGGAGCGGGTACCGAACAACATTCGACGCAGTTTTTCTATCTGTGCCCGCAGATGCTCTATCTCGCGCTCTTCGTTCTCTATTTTCTCTTCTGCGCGGGCCAGTGCAGAACGCAGGAACGACTCAGTCTCTGCAACGAGACTGAGCTGACTGTCTTTCTGGCGAAGCGCGTCTTCCAGCGCAGCGATACGGGCGAGATAGTCGTGATTCATAACCGCTTTTATAATGCGGTTATGATTTTTTTACAACATTGTCAGTGAGTTAAGGCGGGATATTTTTGGCTGGCGCCAGTCCAGCTTATCAAGGAGCATGGCAAGTTGTGAGCGGGTGATCGCGATTTTGCCGTCGCGTACAGCAGGCCAGACGAACTGTCCCTCTTCCAGTCGTTTGATAAACAGGCACAGACCATCAGCATCAGCCCAGAGTATTTTCACGGTATCGCCACGGCGTCCCCGGAAGATAAACAGATGGCCGGAGAAGGGATCCTCATCCAGAACGTGGTGTATCTGTTCGCCCAGCCCGTTGAAGGATTTACGCATATCCGTGGCCCCGGCGACCAGCCAGATGCGGGTGCCTGACGGGAGGGATATCATTGTGTCCTCCCGGTCAGTTCGCGGATCAGCACAGTCAGCAACTCTGACGACGGGTTCTCCAGCGTCATTTTGCCGTGGCGGAACTCAACATGACAGGAAGTGGCGCTGGCGTGAGCGGAGGAGAACGTACACAGAGTGTCATTCTCTGCGGCGGGCAACGGGTCGTTGATAACGTCGACAGACAACAGAGTCGGAGAAACCGGAAGAGATTGAGGTACCACCGGCCCCACGATAGTTGCAGGCATTCGACGAGAGATTCGCCCCTCTCTCTGCCAGAGGCGTAGCCACTTAAAAATGAGATTATTATCAACGCCATGTTCCCGCGCCAGTTGTGCGACGTTGGCATCTGGTCGTGAAGCCAGTTCGACCATCCGAAGTTTGAAGTCACTGGAATAGACGGTACGCGATTCAGTTCGCCAGTTGGCAGCATTTTCCATAAACAGAGCTCCTTCTAAATTAGACGGAGCTCTAAGCTAGCGATCCCGGGACTGGAATCACAGGCGGCAGTGACTTGACGCTTACCCTCATTCGACATGGCGCTACCCTCTTTGGCGTTTTTTTGAGCTTACCAGCACGCTTTACAAAAATAAATAACCAATAAAAACAACCAAATAAAACCATTACAGCCATTTAAACAACTATTGTTGTTGACTATAAAACAACTATGGTTTTAAATTAACTCATCCAAACAACACCGGCAACGCCGGGGTGAAGTCAAAACGTCCCGTTAGCCGCGATAAGGCAAAGGTGAAGAGATGATCCGAGAACATGAGGTTCCTGCGTGGAACAGATTCAAGGTGAAGGTGGCACTGTTGTTGGCTTTGGTCGCATTCGTAAGCGTTCAGTGCTGGGGTGCGGTATGAGCAGAAACGGCATTCGTTCACTGGTTATCGCGCTGGCCATTGGTGTGGTTTTCTGGGCTGGTCTGGCTGTCGAAATTATGCATTTCACTGGGGTGTTCAATGGTTAGTCATCATTACGGGACACAGACCGTTAACCGCGGCGCCGTTCTCCCAGGGATGCTGGTTAAGCATCGGGAAAGCACCTGGACAGCATCAGCAAATAAACGCGGCCGCCTTTACCTGCATCGCGGGATTGAGCGGACTTACACAACCGACTTGCTGGTTGAAGTTTATCTGAACGGGTTGGGACAAGGTCTCAGCCGGTAATCGAAACGAAGAATTTAACTGAGCTATCAGGCAGCCATTACGGTGCCGGGATTCTTACAACCAAATTTCAGGAGCGAGCTATGAACGCATACCGCGCATACGACGCTATCGAAGAACGGAAATGGGCTGAGCAGTCGCTCACCGAAGAGAAGCAAAAGTGGATTGACGATCGGGCGCAGGAAATTATCGAGGCCCTGCCGAAAGAGCCGTCAGGCCTGTTCCGCTTCTCTGTACCGATGGACAAAAGCCCATACGAAGGCCTCCGCAGCGATTCCGCCGGAGAGGCATATAACGATTTCATTTCGGCAGTTGCTTACGCCCAGGCGGAATACGACTGGGATCACCGCACCGGCTGCCCGTTTTAATTTTGGGGAATAGCAATGGCTAACGAACTTGTGATTACAGCCAGCTCTCTTGCTGAGCGAGGCATTGACTGCGCTACCTGGAGCGCTCTCAAGAACAGTATTTATCCTGGCGCCAAGGATGAGTCAGTGATGATGGCGCTGGACTACTGCCGGGCCAGAAACCTCGATCCGCTTCTGAAGCCCGTTCATCTGGTGCCGATGAGCGTTAAGGACTCGAAGTCGGGGAAAAGCGAGTGGCGCGATGTGGTTATGCCTGGCATCGGGCTTTATCGGATTCAGGCCGATCGCTCCGGTGATTACGCTGGCGCTAAAGAACCAGAGTTTGGACCGGATGTAACTCTGACGCTTACCGGTATTGAGGTGACAGTCCCTCAATGGTGCAAATACACAGTCAGCAAGCGCATGCCGAGCGGGGAGATCGTCGAATTCAGCGCGAAAGAATACTGGGTTGAGAACTATGCCACCGCCGGCCGCGACACTACTGCGCCAAACGCAATGTGGAAAAAGCGCCCTTACGGCCAGCTGGCGAAGTGTGCCGAGGCTCAGGCTCTGCGTAAGGCGTGGCCTGAAATTGGCCAGCAGCCCACTGCCGAAGAGATGGAAGGTAAAACACTGGAAGTTGATGCGCGTGACGTAACGCCGCGAACCACGACAGAGGCGCTCCCCCTGGTGGCCAGTGAGGAAACGTTGCAGGCAATTACCGACCTCCTGACTTCCCTGAATAAGGACTGGGATCAGGACTTCCTGCCTCTGTGCAGCAACATCTTCAAGCGTGACATTTTCCAGGCATCACAACTCACCGAAGAAGAAGCGCAGAAAGGCTTTAGCTTCCTCCAGAAAAAAGCGCAGGTGGCAGCATGACACCAGAAATTATCCTTGCACGCACTGGCATTGACGTTACCGGCGTTGAACAGGGTGATGAATCCTGGCACCGCTTACGCCTGGGCGTGATCACCGCCTCGGAAGTCCATAACGTCATTTCGAAGCCGAGATCAGGCACCAAGTGGACTGACATGAAAATGTCTTATTTCCACACGCTGCTCGCAGAGGTATGCACCGGCGCGGCGCCGGAAGTTAACGCCAAGGCGCTGGCCTGGGGAAAACAGTATGAGGCCGACGCTCGCACCCTGTTTGAGTTCACCACCGACGTGAAGGTAACGGAGTCACCGATCCTTTTCCGTGACGAAGGTATGCGCACCGCCTGCTCACCAGACGGCCTGTGCAGTGATGGCCTCGGCCTTGAGCTGAAATGCCCTTTCACCTCTCGCGACTTCATGAAGTTCCGGCTTGGCGGCTTCGAGGCTATCAAATCCGCCTACATGGCCCAGGTGCAATTCAGCATGTGGGTAACCGGGAAGGACGCCTGGTATTTCGCGAATTATGACCCTCGCATGAAGCGAGAAGGCATTCATCACGTGGTTGTTGAGCGCGACGACAAATACATGAGCGTCTTCAACGAAATGGTGCCGGAGTTCATCAGCAAGATGGATGAATCGCTGGCGGAGATCGGCTTTACCTTCGGGGAGCAGTGGAAATGAAACGCACTCCATTTTACCGCAGGCCCGGCAAAGTCGGGAAATTCTCCGGCCTTCGCGAGCGCGTGATCTGGATGATTCAGACGCGCGGCCGCCCTGTAACCGGCAGCGAAATAGCGGAGAAGTTCGGCGTGACGCTTGTCGAATTTAACCGCGTTGCGAACGGTATAACCAGGGGAGAAGGCCGCATTGCGCAGCTGATCGCATCGGAAACCTGGCTCAACGATGACGGCATCTGCGATCGCACCTTTGACCTGATCACAAGGCCAAAGGTCATTACCCCGCAGGGTAAAACTCGCCTGTTCACTAAGCGTTCGATAGCTCAGGCCGCCTCTGGCAACCGCCAGAAATGTATTGATAAAGCGGCCCGGCGCCGCCGGCTTATCGCATCTGGCCTCTATATCGATGAAATGGAGTCAGTCCTATGAACCGCTACTCACTTATCTATGCTGACCCGGCCTGGTCTTACGGGAACACGGTTAGCAACGGTGCCGCCGTCGATCACTATCCCACCATGAGCCTGCTCGATATGAAGCGGCTCCCGGTATGTGAGCTCGCCTCGGATAACGCCGTATTGGCGATGTGGTACACCGGCACCCACAACCAGGAGGCGATGGAGCTGGCCGAGGCCTGGGGATTTACGGTGCGCACCATGAAGGGCTTCACCTGGGTGAAGCTGAACCAATTGGCCGAACTGCGCATTACCAAGGCTCTGGCAGAGGGAGACATCGCCGACTTTTACGACTTCCTCGACCTGCTGAATGCCGAGACACGCATGAACGGTGGCAACCATACCCGCGCCAACACCGAAGACGTGCTGATCGCCACCCGCGGCGCCGGGCTGGAGCGCAAGCACGCCGGCATTAAGCAGGTGGTCTACAGCCCGCTCGGCGCGCACAGCGAGAAACCGTGGGAAGTTCGGCACCGCCTGGAACTGCTCTACGGCGACGTGCCGCGGATTGAGTTATTCAGCCGCAGCGCAGCGCCAGGCTGGAGCCACTGGGGGAACCAATGCGCCACCGCTTCAGTTGAGCTGATACCTGGATGCGCCATCGACGTTGTTAAGACGGAGGCAGCATGAGCAAGGGAACCATTATCTGCCTGTGCGATATCACTGGCGTCATGGCTGAGCCATGGGTCGAAGCAGGTTATCGCGCCGTCCTGGTGGACCCGCAGCACCCTGAAACTTCGATCGACGGTCCTGTTGAGCGCATATCGGCAACCATCCTTGAGGCGATGCCGCGGCTATCTCAGATCATCCGCTCTGAGAACGTCGTCATCGTCATCGGCTTCCCGCCATGCACGGACGTGGCTGTTTCCGGGTCCCGCTGGTTCGAGTCCAAGCGCGCCAAAGACCCGCATTTCCAGGCCAAGGCAGCGCTGGTCGCTGAGCAGTGCCGGATGGTTGGCTTGGCGGCCGGCTGCCCGTGGGCATTCGAAAACCCGGTGAGCGTGTTCAGTAGCATCTTCGGATCGGCCGATTACACGTTCCATCCGTACCAGTTCACTGGGCTGTGCACGGATGACAACTACACGAAGCAGACCTGCCTCTGGACGGGTAATGACTTCAAGGCGCCGGCAGAGAATATGCACCCGATGGTTGAAGCGGCTATCGACGCCGTGAGGCTGGCCTGCGGCCGCATGGTGCCGAAGAAAAAGGCGATCGAGGCCATATCCGGAACGTCCTTTGCCGGATTGGTGACTGACTGGTATCCGGACAACCGAATTCACGAATGTCCGCCCAGCGACGAGCGTGCCAACATTCGCAGTGCTACTCCCCTGGGATTTGCAAAGGCCGTTTTCCTTTCGAATGCACCCCACCTCAATAAGAAACGGGAGGCAGCATGACGCCAGAAGAAAAGAAAAATGCGCTCAGAAGCATCGCACGAAGGGCCAACGATGAGGTTAAGGCACAACGGCGGTCATCTCCCGCTTTAAGTTGCGACGAGATATCACGACCGATCCTCAACGGATGCATGCCGCTGATAAAGCAGCTTGGGTTAACGCCAAGCCATCTCTATGTGGAGATAGGTATTTTGAACGGATATATAAAGGAGTGCTGACATGCCAGAAATCATTGATCAGGCCAACGAGTTAGAGGAACTCCAGCGGGAAGCCGCCATTGCGAAATGTCGCATCAACCATGCGGCGGTTTCAGCTACTCACTGCCGCGACTGCGGGGAAGAGATACCCGAGCGGCGCCGGGAACTGGTGGCAGGCTGCCAGCGCTGTGCTGATTGCCAAGAAGAAGAGGAATTACGCGGTAAGCATCGGAGGTGATATGACGTCTGACAAACCGATAACAGCACAGCAGGCCGCCGATTTGCTCATCGTGTCTGCGCGGGTGATCTACCGCCTGATTGATTCTGGAGAGCTCGCCGGCCGTAAAGTCGGCAACAAGTACAGAACGACCGAGGCGGCGTGTATTGCATATTTGAAAACCCCGCGCGATCCTGTCATCGCGAACGCGGGTGAACATAAAGGAGAAGTTTTATGTCAATCACCCTCAGGGGCGGCGTGTGGCACTGTCATTTCTTTACGCCGTCAGGAAAAAGAGTTAGGCGATCTCTTGGCACGGGGGACAAAAAGCAGGCTCAGGAGCTCCACGACAAGCTGAAGGCGGAAGCGTGGCGGGTTGACCAGATCGGTGATCTGCCCGTCAGAACCTTCGAAGAGTGCTGCATCCGGTGGCTGCGGGAAAAGGATCATAAGCGATCGCTGGATAATGACAAAACCAAAATTGAGTTTTGGCTGCAGCATTTTTCCGGCCGTGATGTTTCGAAGATAACGGCGGAGGAAGTTCATGAAGCCGTTAACGGGATGATCAACCGTAAACACCTGCAGGTGTGGGAGAGTAAGCGTGATGCCGCGCTGAGGAAGGGTAAGCCGATACCGGAGTACAAACCACGGCAGGTTTCGCAGGCTACGAAGGCGCAACACCTTTCCTTCATTCGATCCCTTCTCAGGGCCGCGGCGAATGACTGGGGCTGGATAAAAACAGCTCCTGTTATCAAAACCCGCAAGCCGATCAGTAAGCGGATACGGTGGCTGACCAGAGAAGAAGCTGAGCGGTTGATCGAGTGCATGCCGGAGAGCATTAAGCCAGTGGTGATATTTGCACTGGCAACCGGCCTGCGCCGCTCAAACATCATCGGGCTTGAGTGGCAGCAGGTCGATATGCAGAGAAAGGTTGCATGGGTAAATCCGGAGAACGCAAAAGCGGGCAAGGCGATTGGCGTAGCTCTGAATGATACCGCATGCAGGGTATTAAGGGATCAGATAGGGAAGCACTCCCGGTGGGTGTTCGTTCACACCACGGCTAAACATCGCCCTGATGGAACACTAACGCCCGCGGTTAGAAAAATGCGGGTGGATGACAATAACGCCTGGCGCGCCGGGTTGAAAAAAGCGGGGATCGAGGATTTCCGTTTTCACGACCTCCGGCACACCTGGGCGAGCTGGCTGATCCAGTCCGGCGTCCCGCTTTCTGTTTTACAGGAAATGGGAGGATGGGAGAGCATCGAGATGGTACGTCGTTATGCTCACCTGGCGCCGAACCACCTGACCGAACACGCACGGAAAATTGACGCCATTTTTGGCGCTAGCGACACAAATACGACACAAGGAGGAAATCAGGCTGGTTTAAAACTGGCGTAAGTTATTGTTTCTTAATGGCACGCCCTACAGGATTCGAACCTGTGACCTACGGCTTAGAAGGCCGTTGCTCTATCCAGCTGAGCTAAGGGCGCCCTGAGAAGCGAGTGCTTCGCGGAGTGAAACGCGTGGAATTATACGGTCCACGTCGGTTGAGTCAATCCATTTTGCCAGGAAACTGCGGGCTTATACGACGCTGGCGAAATATCCCCCACCAACTGTACAAGAAGCATACCGCTGGGGCTCATGCGCGCGTAAATCGACTCAGTGGCCAGGCGCAACGCACCAATAACCATGTAATAACCATGGCCATAACAGGCTAAATTAGCCTCAGACAGGATAAAACAGCAAACGAGGACTGACAGCGAGGCCCGCTTCTGACAAAATATCCTCATCCCCCTTTCGTAAAGATACAGATGGAATCCTCTCTCTGATGGCAGCAAAAATTATTGACGGTAAAACGATTGCGCAGCAGGTACGCTCTGAGGTTGCGGAAAAAGTGAAGGCTCGCGTTGCGGCCGGAAAACGCGCCCCTGGGCTGGCCGTCGTGCTGGTCGGCAGCAACCCGGCCTCGCAGATTTATGTCGGCAGCAAGCGCAAAGCATGTGAAGAAGTGGGCTTCGTCTCCCGCTCTTACGATCTCCCGGAAACCACCAGCGAAGCCGAGCTGCTGGAGCTTATCGACACTCTGAATGCCGATAAGACCATCGACGGTATTCTGGTTCAGCTGCCCCTGCCGGCAGGGATCGATAACGTCAAAGTTCTCGAGCGCATCGCGCCGGATAAAGACGTCGACGGCTTCCATCCTTACAACGTTGGCCGCCTGTGCCAGCGCGCGCCGCGCCTGCGTCCGTGCACTCCGCGCGGTATCGTGACCTTGCTGGAACGCTACAATATCGACACCTACGGCCTCAATGCGGTGGTCATTGGCGCCTCCAATATCGTCGGTCGCCCGATGAGCATGGAGCTGCTGCTGGCCGGCTGCACCACCACCGTCACCCACCGCTTTACAAAAAACCTGCGTCATCATGTCGAAAACGCCGACCTGCTGATCGTCGCGGTGGGCAAACCGGGCTTTATTCCTGGCGAGTGGATTAAAGAAGGGGCGATTGTGGTCGATGTCGGCATCAACCGTCTGGAAAGCGGCAAAGTGGTCGGCGACGTGGTGTATGAAGATGCCGCCGAACGCGCGTCCTACATCACCCCGGTTCCCGGCGGCGTTGGCCCGATGACCGTCGCTACCCTGATTCAGAACACGCTGCAGGCGTGCGAAGAGTATCACGACGTTGAGGAGGCCTGA